GTAACAGACTATATATTCTCCCGCCTTGGATTTGATGGTACAGACCTTCAAAGGGATATACTCGAGTGCCGTAAACGCTTTGTACTTGTTGCGGGCGGTGAACAGGCCGGGAAATCTATGGTCGCAAGTAAGTACCTTATCAGTAGGTTCCTTGAAAGTGACGGTGCCGGGCTGTACTGGCTCGTGGCCGCAGACTATGAGAGGACACGGGCAGAGTTTGAATACCTTGTTGAAGACTTCTCCGCACTGGGTATCCTTAAAGAAGTAACCAAACGTGTAGACCCCGGACGCATTATTCTTTCAGATGGGACACGTATTGAGACGAAATCCGCAAAAGACCCAAGAACTCTAGCTATGAGAGCGCCTAACGGAATACTTGGATGTGAGGCATCGCAGCTAGACCTTAACTCATACTACAGGCTAAGAGGCAGAGTAGCCCCGAAACGTGGATGGCTGTTTTTATCAGGTACGTTTGAGGGAAGCCTTGGATGGTATCCGCAGCTATTTTCAGCATGGAGTATCGCGACAGAAGATGAAGAGTCCTTCTCCCTGCCGTCATACTCTAATAACTACCTGTACCCAGAGGGTAAAACTGATCCAGAGATACTAAAACTCAAGTCACAATCTTCCGATGAGTTCTACATGGAACGAATCGAAGGGGTTCCCTGCCCTCCGGCAGGACTTGTGTTCGGTGAATTTCGCGCTGACCTGCATATAGACTCTGAGGCCGAGTGGGTTCCGGGAGAACAGGTCTACCTATGGATGGACCCCGGTTACGCAGGAGCATATGCAGTAGTTGCGGTGCAGGAAATTAATGATCAGATTGTTGTTTTTGATGAGATATATGAACAGGGAATGACCACAGATGAGATTATAGATATAGCCCTCAACAAACCGTGGTGGAAAGATGTCCACTCAGGTACGATTGACATAGCTGGATACCAGCATCAGGCCATGAGTGCGCCCGCAGAGATGTGGATGGACCGAACCGGGATATATCTTGATGCTCAGAAGATAAGAATTAACGAGGGAACAGAAAGATTAAAGGGATATCTAAAGCCAGACCCTATCACAAACCGTCCAAGAGTGGTATTCTCTCCGAAATGTAGGGGAACGCTGTCAGAATTCGGTGCGGTTCCAAGCCCGTTTGACGGACAGACTCGTGCATATCGGTGGAAAACAGACAGGGAAGGCAATATAGTAGGTGAAACGCCCGAAGATAAAAATAATCACGCCATAAAAGCCGCGATCTACGGACTTGTAAGTAGGTTCGGCTACGGATATGTAGCTAATAGAGAATTTATAAAGGTAAAACGGTGGGCTAAATAATGCCAAGACTAAAACCAGAAGATATTATTAGTAAGGTCGATGCTCATTACGATAATACGCACCCCCTCAGGCAGAGAATGGACGCAGATCACCAGCTTTATAAGCTCGATGACTACGATGCAGGGGACGGATACCAGTCATATACCTCAAACGAGCCTCAAACCTATGCAGATAAGATAGTAGCTTGGATGTCAGGAGCTGAACTTGTGGTACGGATTCCCCCAAATGGGAATCCTCGTAACACAAGAGAGATAAATAACGATAAAGAAAGATTTATTATAGGCGCGCTTCGGTCTGCCGACGAGAGACTTGCCCTAAGGCTTGTTCCTTCCATACGAGATCAGCTTGCTTGGTTCATAGCCGTAAGAGGCTGGTACGCAGGAAGAGCAATGCTTGTTAAGAAAAAGGACGGAACTACTGTTATTGACGTTACTCCGTGGGACCCGCTCCATACATACTGGGGCGTAGGGTCAGACGGACTTAGCTGGGCTTGCTACAAAATAAAGAAAACCCGGGCAGAGATAGAAGCGCAGTATGACGTCAGGCTTGGGGAAATAAGAGAAGACGATGACGGTGTTGACGTATATGACTACTACGATAAAGAGTATAACACCGTAGTTATCCCCGGGAGATTCGTTAAAAAGAGGACCCCGCACGGATCAGACGGAGTTCCTGCATTTATAGGGCCAGTCGGAGCCACTCCTCTAGTTCAGTCTATGGAATGGTCTTCCATAGAAGATACCCTAGAAGACTACGGAGAAAGCGTATTTAAGTCCACAAGAGACCTATATGAAAAGCATAACTTTATGATGAGCGTTATGCTCGAACTTACCGCAAGAAGCAGGAAACAGGGACTCAAGGTTAAAAGCCGTGACGGTACAAAAACTCTCGATGAAGACCCATACAAGGAGGGAACAGAGATATCCCTCGGACAGGGAGAAGAGATAGAACCGCTTGGCCTGCTTGAGATGAGCAGGGAAAGCGGAGCCTTCATGGGACTTGTTGCAGGAGAGCTGCAAAGAGGCTCCCTACCCCACTCTGTATACGGAGAACTTCAGTTCCAGCTTTCAGGATTTGCTATAAATACTCTTCGCCAAGGGGTTGAGACAGTGCTTACTCCAAGAGTAAAAGCACTGGAGCAAGCCTATAGGCAGATAACTCATATGCTTTGTGTACAGTACCAGTCAGGTAGTTTTAAAGCTGTTGAACTTTCAGGCGAAGATAATAACAGGATGTATTTTTCAGAAGAGATTACCCCAGAAAGAATTCGTAATGGAGGTGATCCTGAAATAAAGGTCACTCCCAAGCTACCGGAAGATGATATGTCCAGGTATGGAATGGCCCAGATCGCAAGAGAAGGACCCACTCCGCTTCTACCTGACCTATGGATTCGTGATAATATTCTCGGCATACAGGACGCAGACCAGGTTGAAGATGCAGTCAAGGAGCAGATAGCAGAACGTACCCTGCCGGAAGCAGGGATATGGTCGCTATATCAGGCTTCTTTAAAGCAGGGCAGAGAAGACCTTGCCAAGATGTATTTCGGAGAACTGGTTGGTTTACTATTTGCCAAAGCAAGAAAATTGTCTGATACTATGGGCGGTGGCGGTGGAATGCCCTCGGGACCTCCCTCTCCGGGGCAACCCGGCCAAGTGCCTGTCGGTCCACCGCCACCACCCGGACCGCCAGGACCGCCAGGGCCTCCACCTATGCCCAGGCCAGAGGTGATGCCTCCAGCAGGACTTGGGGTTCCACCCCCACCTCCTAATCCGCAGGCAGGACCAAATGTCCCGCCAGGTAGCCCTAGACCTGGAGCGCAGTCTGAAGAAGAAAGATTAAGAAGACTTGGTCTTGTTGGACCAGGAGGATAACTATGGCAAGAGAGCAGCAAAAATTTGAACCATTTGGTTGGTATGACGGTATTCTTGAATCTGCCGCAGGCGATGGAAAAGGCGTGACCGGGGATTTTCTTGCAGGAATTCCAGCAGATGATCCGCAGCCAACCAAGTGGTCTACCGATGTAGACGCAGCCAGCTTTGCCACGTACCGTAAGCAAGAGCAGGAGGTTGCCTCAAAAGCAAGGAATATTGCAAGCGTATTTTTAAATATGCCGGATAATGCTAATCTCGTTTTTAACAGAGATCCGTATTCGGTAATGAGTCCAACCCAAAAAACAACATTTGATAGAATCACAAAAGACTCAGGGCTTTCTACCTTGCAGCTACGGCAAGCGCTTAGAGATCGTGCGATGGAGATTGCAACAGCTCGGCCAGATGCAGGTGATCGACCTGTGCGGCCATCCTCGCTGCAGTACGGACTGCAGACTTTGCGAGACTTGCCAGGAGGCATACAGTCCGGCCTGGCTAAAACGCTTAAGGAAACTTATGCAGACCCCGGAAGTGACTTTCAGAAATTTCTTGGAGCCGTTACTGGAGCCGCTACTGCTCCATACAGGGCTATAACAGGGGCGAGTCAAGGCAAAGATACACCACTAAATCCATTTGTAACAGGGCAAAGATCAATTGGGGGCATTGGATTTAATCCAGAGTTCTGGCAAGTTGCTACGCAGCAACCTGCTGTTACTCCAGAGGCTCTTGGTCAGATTCGGGCAACAAGCCTTGGCGAGGCTCAGGCTGGACCACGACCAGCGGTAGTTCCTACTCCCCTACAAGATCACCTTGCAACCGGAGGACCCGGACAAGAAACCGCAGCACCTGTAGACTATACTGGGGGGCTAGGTAAATATGACCCAATATTTAGAGAGTTCGCCCTCTCAGTAGATGAACTGGCAGAACAAGAAGAGTTAGGATTGCCACGACACCTTCGGGGAGCCGTCTCGGGCGAAGTGCTAGACACTCAGGCCGAACCAGGACTCCTAGAAAAAGGTAAAGGATTCGTAAAATCCTTGGCTGGCCGTGTTGGGGAAGCCGTGACTGGATCTACTGACGAAGAAGAGCAGCTAGTAATCCCTGCTGATGCCCGTGTTGAGGAAGCAAGACAGATATCCCGACAGACTATGGGAAGACTTGATCCTATTAAGAATAAAGTTCTTCCCGACCTGTCTAAACTAAAGGCAGGCTATTACCAAAGCGCATCTGATAGACTAGCCGAGCAGTACGGACTTGTGCAACCCCCAGGAAAGATAGCATCAAAGCCCTGGTCATTTGGTGAAATTACAACCGAGATAGCCAGACAGATCAAGGATAATGAAAAGAAATATCCAGACCTGACAGATGCTGAGATTCGTGATATTGCTAGAGAAATTGCGACTGACTGGCAGAGGGCTGCCTCTAACATTGACCCTACAAAAGATATTGACCTAGCTACAGCCGAGGCAGATGCGGTAGCTAAACCATCCATAGCGATAGATGAAGCACCGGGCGCAGTGGGAGACCCGGATGTGGCAGAAAAAAAATGGTCTACTGATGTAGATACTGCTGGTACAGCTACAGGGGAACAACCTACGGTGGGGCGAACTGCTGCACCAGGGGCTACCGCGGCAACGACTGGCGCTGGTACATCGACTGGGCTTGCACGGGAAGCTGTCGACCTGTATGCCCATCTCTATGGAGACCCGGATGACCGCTACTGGGGACTTAGCCCTGGGGCTATATATGACTCTGTAGCTCGACAGTCTTTAGGAGGCACGGCCAATCTTGCATCTGTGCAAAACAGGTTGCAGAACATGGAAAATGTGAACTTTGGTAAGTTCCTTCTTCAGCAGCGATTAGACCCAGTTGGGTGGACTGATGCTGACCGTATGACTTATGGTGACTGGCTTGCCAAGGGATTTACCACGTCTGAGAATGAGTTCTTTAATCCAGACCAGATGCAAAGAGGATGGGACTCGCTAGTTGAATCGTCACTTAATTTAGGGAAAGCAACATCGCCAATGTCCTATGAAGGAGATGTGCAGGAGATTGCCAAAAACGCAGAATATTCTAGAAGGATTGCTATGGCCCATGCAGGAATACGAGAAGGTGGGTATGGAATCCAAAGACTCAGGGAAGTAGCATTTAACAGGCTATATGATAACTATAACGATTATCTTTATACCACTCCTATCGGTGAGGAGATTGGGTTTGCCGGATGGCTTTCGCAGCAGGAAGGAACTCCGTGGTATGTCGACCCCACAGCTCCAACTGAAACTGCATTGGCCGATGCCACAAAAGAAAGATATGATACCGGGACATCAGCCTTTGGAATGGAGACAGGCGCAGATACTGCGGGCATTACCGCAGGGCAGGCCAAAGCATACCAAAATCTACAGGCGGCAGATGCTGACAAAGCACAGGCTCAGAGTCTATCAGCCGACCGGATACTTGCATCTAATGTAATGAACCAAGGTGCTAATGGAGGGATGCCGGGCGCTAATGGCGCAGGTATCCCCGTAGACATGGGGTATCAGATTTCCAACGGAGGAGGATTCTCCGCAGGCCAGATACCTATATCATCTACAGCACAGCCCCTACCAATGGCTCCGCTAGCAGGGAATCGATCTCAGGATGACATGGCAAGAGCATATGCGGCCATTACAAACTTCCCGTATGCACAGCCAGGTGCATCTCAAATGATGTTGGAAGAGGCTGAGAGATTAAGGAACCAACCAGTTGTAAGTTACGGTGGAAGACCACCGTCACAATGGGTTATTTAATATTGACACAGGAGGAATTTCATGCCATATGAATGGAACGAGAATTTAAGACAGTATATGTGGACCCCAGAAACAGGAGTGGGTAACGCTTTGCTCCCTGGCATTTCTCCTGACCTGACCATGCAGCAGGCTTACGGCCTTGCTGCTGGGCAGATGTTCCCAGGATACAGGGATGTACCGGGAGCGTCACAATTTTTATCTAGAACAAGATCGCCCCTGTATGGGCGATATCTAATGGGCTATGATCCCGCCATGACTGCCTCACAGCAACCAACCTTTCAGGATTGGTTAAGCGGTGGGGCAGGAAGTCCTGCGTATCAGGCAGGAACAGATGTATGGAGAGCTTTCCCCGGACAGGGACAAGCTACAACTCCTTCGCCAGTAGGATTTGATGGAGGATTTACGGCTGGCGATTGGGGCAACGTGGTGAACCTTGCAAGGAATATGGCGTTTGGCGCACAGCCCACGCAGGAACTTTCTACAATGCCTGGCTATAACCGATATGTAGATATGCTGGAAGATCCAGAGATGGCTTCATCTTTGGTTTCTATGGCTACATACGACCCTAGGGCTGGGTCAATCTACGGTGGACTAAAGCAGGCAGGGATGAACAGGGCATATCAGGACTGGGCAGCAACCAGACCAGAGGCAACCACGACTGACTGGCTTGGGCATGTAGCGGGACAACAAGGAATGATAAGACCAGAATTTGAGGTGCCATATGCCTGAAAACGGAAATAACTTTTGGCAGGATTATGTTTTAGAGGCCGCTCCAGAAGCAGCATACTATAGTGCTGCTCCGTTTGGTGGAGCAGGTGGAGGGTTCTCTCCGGCTGAAGAAAAGTACTGGCGAGGCCAGTATGGAAATGTTATGAACCAGTACATGGGGAGTCTGGGGCAATCACTCAGGCAGGGACAAGATCCGTCTGCAACTTCATTTGTAGACTTTCTCTCGGCTTTCCCCTGGACAGATAGATATATGCAGGCAAGCCCAAGGAATAGACCGGGTTTTATCCCAACATCGAGGTTCGCACCAGCGGTTAGAAGGTTCTTCTAATGGTGATGCCACCCAATCAAAGATATAAAGCGGTTGCTCCTGAACCAGTAAACTGGTGGGATCGTATACGCTCGCTAGGCGGCATTGGCCCAGGGAGAAACATTCTGCCTATGGCTAGGATGTACCGTGACGCACTTCCCGATATGTGGGCAAATTTTAGAGATACCGCACCGCAGCAAGTAACTTCAGTTAATCCGCTTACAGGAGAGTTTTGGCGGTCAGCCTTGGAGATATCCAAGGGGCAGGCAATGCCTGTTTTACAAAGAGCCGCAGAACTTCCTGCGATTAAAGCACTTGGAACTTGGGGCGAGATTGTAGAACCAGGGGCTGCTACTGCCTTCGCT